CGTGATGGGTCGAGCCGCGTGAGGATCCGCCGCACGCGCGTACTCTCGGCCCGGAGTTCGACGATGATGTTCGGCATGGGTCACTCCCTCTATCGAATAACGAATGGTCCGAACGACGCCAGCCAGGGCAGGATGAAAAAGCCGCACAGAAAAACGTAGCCGCCGATCGTGGCCCACTTGTCCTTTGAGGTCCCGAAGACGAGCAGTCCGACGATGAGAGCGACTACCGGAAAAGCCCACTCGTGCACTTGGTGGTTCATGTATTCTTCCTTCTTTCTTCCCTCACGCGAGGGAGTAAAACCGGAACTTTTACCGGCGGCGGGGGACGTCCGCCGCCGGTCATTCCCGATGTGGCCACGTCTCGGTGAACGTCTAGTGACAGCGGGCTTGGGTCCCGCTGACGGCCCGACGGAGTGCAGGCGAGGGTCTGCGGCTCCGAAGATCAATTCCTCAAAAACGCATGGAGCCACGCGAAAAGCCAGTAGCGGTGCTCGCAGCCGGGAATGCCGCAACTCCAACACAGCCGAATTTTCCTTCGCTTCCACGGCATGCTCGCGCCTATCCACGCCGGAGCAGCCAGGGACGCTTCCACGCTGCGTGCAGCCATGCGGCCATCCGGTACTTGTGTCTGCAGCCCGGCACGCCACAGATCCACACGGCGGGACTCGGCCACGGATCGAGTCGCCTCGCGTACCGGAATTTGCCACCGGCGTCACGTACGATGACCACGACCAGGACCGTGAGACCCGCGGCGCTCATCGCCGCGGTTGCTCCCAAAGCCCACACCAGCCATTCCGGAAAGCAATCCATCCGCGCCTCCTCAACGAAATGCGCTGTGCTTCGGACAGAAGTCCTTGTCCGGTCCTACCTGGCGGGCGTGATTGCCGCACATCGGCGCGTCGCACGTAATGGCATCGCCGCCGAGCGTTTTCCCGACGATGGCGTCGCAAAGTTTAGTGCTCCTCAAAAAGCAGAAGCGACACTTCGGAGCGCGCGCCCTTGAGTGCCGCACGATGGCTACAGTTCCGTCTGGAAGTTTTATCGTTGAGCAAACCATCTCCGCCTCCTCAGTCCCCCAGCGGTGCCGCCGCAAGGAGATCTAATAGTTTTTCCGCCTGTGCGGAGCGCCAACGAGCCGCAGCCGCAGCCGCATCCGCAGCCGCAGCCGCATCCCGCCAAGCCGCATCCCGCCAAGCCGCAGCCCGCCAAGCCGCAGCCCGCCAAGCCGCAGCCGCATCCGCAGCCGCATCCGCAGCCGCAGCCGCAGCCGCATCCGCAGCCCGCCAAGCCGCAGCCGCATCCGCAGCCCGCCAAGCCGCAGCCGCATCCGCAGCCGCAGCCGCATCGCTCCGCAACCTTTCCCAGTTGGGAACCTTCTCCGTGCCGTTCACTACGGACTGATAGGCGTCGGCAACGTCCTGGATTGCCTTCTTCGATGGCTGCGTATTAGCGAATTGAAGGACGCCCCATTTTTCATCCACGAGCATCCACACCGCGAAGCGCGGCCAAACGAGTGACAGATCCGCGCCTGGCTCGATGGAGGAGAGAAACCGTTCCGGCCAGAGCATTGCCGAGCCGTTGGGAAGCGATTCGAATATCCCGTCCTCGAGACGCGCGAGAGTCTGTGGGATTCCGAGCAACCGCTCGTAATCGGCATGTTTGCCGCTGTGAATCGTGCAGCCCACGGCGCAGCCCTTTCCATGTTCCCAATAGGTGCCCTTGATCAATTCGTCCGCCTCACGGTGCGCACGAACCCGCGAGAGGAATTTCTCCTTGACCTCGGATTTGCCAAGAAAAGCTTTCATCACGTCAGCCATCTCCGCCTCCTCAGTCATTGGCTTTGCGAAACGGGATCAGAGCGCGCAGATACACGATCACGGTCATCAAACGCCGGCCACGACCAGGTGCCGGGATCCGTTCCGAGCATGACGCTCGTCTTTCGATGGGTCATTTCGTTGGAGTCCTGAAAAATGGTGAGCATGACGCACGTCTCGCTGAACACGCGAACGATCACAGCCGGAACAGACTCTGCGCCTTGCTGAAATTCCTTTTCTGAATCGGTGTTTTTGTAGCGAACGATCCTTCCGATGCTTGGATTCACGACTTCCTCATTCCGCCATTCGCGGCTGGCGTTGCCAGAAAATTCCAACTCCTCAGTCCTTGAACGCCGGCTGCACAAAGTAGCCGAGCTTTTCCATGCGTGGGATCCGGCGGAGCTGCCGCTGCGCATCGACCAGGTCCGCCTTAGCCCGGAGGTCCATGTGGACGAACCTGATTCCCTCGGAATCATCGCGGCAGTCCCAGACGCGGAGCGTGTTCGCCTTCAAGTCGAGCTCCAGGGCAAGCCCCAGAGGGTGAAAGAATTGGCGGTTCGCTTCCTGCAGGTAACCTTCGTTGCGAAAGGTCTCCCCGTCCAAGTACTTCACGCCCGTCTCCACTGGTGCCACTTCCTGAGCTGTGGGAGGCGCTTTGGGAGGCTCGGGTGGCAGCGGCATTTCCCGTGGCATGGGAGGGAATCCAGCGCGCCTGCCGTGCGTTTCCGCCTTCTGTTTTTTCGCCATTTCGCCTCCTCAGACGCTTCCGAGCTTGTCCGCATCGATTTTCTCGACGTCCACTTTCATTCCAGTGACCCGCGCGCCGAGCTTGATGAGAGCGAGCCCTAGCCAAAGCCTCAATTGCTTCACCTCGAGCGGCAGATCCCCTGCGAGCCGAGCACGCCCGGCGACATGCCCGTCGAGCGGTCCTCCCTTGCACACCGGACAGCCCTCACCAGGTGCCACTTTCATGGCGTCCGTGGGCACCCAGGGAGCATCTGGATTCGGAACTGAGCCGGACCGCGAGTTCTTAAATTTGTCGCGGGTGTAGGTCACCAGCGGGTCTTCGTTTTCCGTCATTTTGCCTCCAAATTCACAGGACTCGTAGTCCTGTGCGCTATTCCTGTGCGATACCTAAAGCCGCCCGTACCAGTCATTTGCAACGCAGTAAAAATTACTCTCACAACGAAGTGCCATACTCAGTGGCGCTGCGTTTCGAGGCGCTTTCGATCTGTTTTTCGCTTGAAGCGATACTGTCCGCGCTGTTGGCATTTCCGACATCCGCGTCCTCCGTTCGGTCTCAGGACTAAGTTCTCGCCGGCGAGCGGATGGCCATGATTGCAGTGCGTCTTCCGCGCATTGACGGCGCTCGGTCCGTTGCCGCGAAGGATGTTTGTCCGCTGACTGACCGCCTCCAGGTGATCGGGATTCACGCAGCTCGTGACCAGGCACAGGTGATCTGGGACGTGCTTCAACGGAAAATCGCCCTTCGTGAGGCGATACGCAATGCCGTGAGCCGAGACGCTGACCCACTTCGCTCCGGGCGAAGGGCAAAGCGTGAAGTACCCATAGCCGTCCCAACTGGAGATCACCTTCCACAGCCAACATGGTCCGAGGTCTGGTCGCGCTTTCGGGACGGGACCGTTCTTGTCGACCTTCGACCAAAACCGTGCAATCGTTCGCTCGTCGAGCGGCCACGGGATCGCCATCACCTTCATGGCGTTACCTCTCCGTTTTTGATACTTCCGTTCCAGCAATTCGTGTTGATCCTCGGGTGAAGCGAGAGCACCCGGAAGTCATCTCCCTGTTTGCCGTCGCACCGCCACACGTACGTTCCGACCGTGTAGGGACGGCTCGTCGGCATTCCATCCGCCGACACCGGGATCCGGAGCCGGTGTCCCATCCCGCACGGGCAATTGAACTCCAGAACCCGCACGTCCGCGCCGTGATGTACAGCCGGCTCGATGCCAGGAGTCGGAGTCCTCCACCGCGGGTTGAGATCGAGCAGCTTCACGGCTTCACCCTTTCGATCGACTTCTCAGGCTTTCCGCCCGACCACTTTTCGATCCTTCCGCCCGGCCAGAACCGATACACGCTGGGATTGCCCGGGAAGGCCGCGAAGACGCAATGGCCGGTGATCTCCGCAAACGCCATCGCCTTGTCGACGCTCCCGAACAGATACGGCAGTTCCCGACTAGACTTCGGCTTCCACTGGACATTCCCGATGTAGATCGATTTCACCGCTTCCGCCCTCCATCCGTCTTCATGGGCGGCGCCGGAGTCAGGCGCGCCGGAATGCCCGGCGTCTCGATGAACTCCTTGTGCACCCGGGACTCGTCCTCCCAGAGCACAAGGATGCCGTGCCTTCGCACGCCTCCGGCGGTATCGACGAACCCGATGGCAAGCGCGTAGGGCGGACACTCCGAGAGCCGCTTCCGGAGGTCGTTGACGGTCATATTTTCGCTTTCAGTTCGATTCGATATTTCACGCCTGCCTCCTCGCCTGCGCTTCTCCTCGACACACCGCACAGAACCTGTGACCGCACCGCTGGCAGACCACCGTGGCCTTGCGCGTCACGCGCCCGCATTGGCAGCACTTCCTCCAGGTGAACATCTGGGCAAACCATGCGAAGAAACGCCTCACGCGGGGAGCTCCTCGAATGACCGCTTGCCTGTGCGGTGCTTTTTCGTTTCCCACTCTACGAATGTGGCAAGGATCCCGAGACAGCCCTCGTCGAACAAGGTCTTTCCCGCAGGGAAGAAACAATATTTTCGCCACGGCGTGTGCCAAACGACTCTCCCGAGATGAATCCCGCCGCTGAGACTCCACACTTCCCACGTGTCCGTCTTGGCTCCCTGGCGGCGTTCGTTCAGTTGGAAACTCATCCGCGGTTCGGTCACTTCAGGAGCCTCCGAGTAAGAACAGCAAACGCGACCGCAGCCTGCAGCGCCACAACTCCATTTCCGATTGCGCGGAGCTGATCGGCGCGGTATTCGTCCACCACCACGGCATCCCCATGAGCCACGCTGCGAATGCCGGGTTTAATCGCCGGCGCGAGCCAAAGCTCTCCGGCGAGAATGTCTCGCCATCGGGGATCTCCCGGTCCGGGAGCGAAGAGACCATTCCCGCGCGCTTCGAGTCCACCGCTGCCGGTGTTTGCCACAGAGACGAGGTTTCGTTGAGATTCGAGACACCCGCCCCGGTCGCCGTGCGCATCGCCGCAATCTGTTCCGGCGTTTTTCCGTCCTGTGAGTCGTGAGCTTGCGGCGTCATCCAATGCCGAGTCACTCCCGTCAGCGAGTCGCCCGAGTGCGAGCCGACCGAAGGATGATTGCCGCAGGACTCCGCGTCCTCGGCACGCGTCGACGGCCAGAATGAAGATTCGCTTTCGGAGATGGGCGGCTCCCACGTCGGCTGCGGTAATAGAACACCACTCCGCATCGAACCCGAGTCCGGCAAGGTCTCCGAATACGCGATTGAGTCCTCGTCCAGCAATGAGCCCTGGCACATTCTCAAGGAAAACGCTCGGGGTGCCGGAGTCCCGTATGCCGTCGAGGATGCCTGGCCAGATCCATCTGTCATCGTCGGTGCCGCGCTGATTTCCGGCTGCGCTCCACGGCTGGCACGGGAATCCCGCAGTGAGGCAGTCCAGCGCTCCACGCCACTCCCGGAATTTGAAATCTTCAAGAGGTCCGCACCAAACAGGTGCCGCGTCCAGAGACGCGTCGCCCATCCTCGCCAGGAGAAGGGCTTCAGCGAAGGCTTCCCGCTCAACGTAAGCCACAGTCCGCGCTTCGGGCAGAGCGCCGCGAATTCCCTCATCGAGCATGCCTGTCCCGGAGCAAAGCGAGAGGACATGGAAGCCGGTATCAGCCACATGGGCCCTCTTCATTCATCTTCTCGGCCGCCGCCTGGCGGTGATCGGCGGCGAGGTGCGCGTAGCGCATGGTCATCACGATGGACTTGTGGCCGAGCAGCTCCTGCACGGTGCGGATGTCGACGCCGCGCATCACCAGGCGCGAGGCGAACGTGTGCCGGAGGTCGTGCCAGTGGAAGTCAGTGACGCCTGCTTTTTTCAAGGCATCGACGAGCCATCTGCGGGAGTCGCGCTTAGCCTCGTCCCACGCATCCGGGCAAACAAACTTTGCACCGCCGGAGACTTCCCACAGCCGGCTCAGAGCTGCCAGCGCGGAACGATTCGTGACAATGTGCCGGCGCCCGGTTTTCCCTTTGACCGTCAGGATTCCCCGTTCGAGGTCCACGTTCTTCCACTCGAGCATGAACTGTTCGCCGCGGCGCATGCCGGTGTGCAGCGCGAGATCGAACTCGTCCACGTGCGCGCGGCACACATCGATCTGGATCAACTGGTCTTCGGGATCCAGAATTGCCTTTCGAAGCGCGACCTCTTCCTCGGGCTTCAGCCATCGAAGCCGGGAGTCGTTCTCCTTGAACCGTTTCACCTTGGAAAGCGGATTGAACGAAAGTTTCCCGGCATGCACGGCGAACTTGTAAATGCTGCTCATGAGCGAGTGATATCGATTCGCGGTCGAGGTAGAGACGCTGGCGCGGAGACTTGCCAGCGTCTCTTCGACGCGCACCGGCGTGAGCCGGTCTGCGGGGACGTTTCCTATAAGCGGGAGCAGCTTGCCGAGCCGCCCCATGTCGGTCTCGTAGGACAGCGGAGCGAGCCTCAATTTCTTCTGCGTCATCGCTGCGTGGGAGAGTTCGCGGAAGGTGAGACGCGCCCCTTTTTTCGGCGGAATAAACCGGCCGTCCTTGACCTCCATCCGTCGTCGAGCGAGCGCGTCCAGCGCAGCGGAACGCCGGCCGATTTTCTCCCGGTGACGTTTGCCCTCGACGTCACAGTAGGAAATCCACCAGGTGCGGCTGCGCGGCGGACGCTCGAAGATGCCTCGGATCGCCACGTTTACTCGACGAAGCCTGTCTGCGGTTCGATGGAGATGCTCAGATTGTTGTACGGGCCAGCCTTGGCGAAGTAGTCCTTGAACCCCGCGCTTCCTGATGCATTTACCTTTACGACGCAGTTCGGGTCCTGTGCCCCAAGCGAGGATGCTATGGATTTCCACGCATCCTGCCTGACGTATTCCTCCGGCCCCTCACAGGGGTTGGTTGCAAACTTCTTTGCAAGACTCGCGATAACTGCGGGTGGCTTACCAATTGCTGAAACGCTCCAAGACATGGTGGTTCTCCTTTCAGATTCCTCCCGCGGGAGGCCTAGCTGATCACCGGAACCTTTCCGGCGATTTTTTCGGTGAGCCATTCCGCGATTGCGGCAATGGCCGAGAGATGCCAGCGACCGCCGTCCGCCTCATATAACGCGAGGTTTACGGAATCGTTGCCAATGCGCGCGCGGAACACGAACTGCGAGAGCTGCTGGTCGATTTCGGCGAACGTGCGGTAGGGAGCAAGATTCACCCGTGGTTTTAGATTGGTCTGCTCCTTCAGCGCGATGCCGCGGCGGGTTGAAACCTTCTGCGAGATGCCGTCATCGTCGGCTGTCTGGATCGCTTCGGCGGTGATCGCCGAGGCGACTTTCAGAACGTAGTCGAGGTCCAGGGCGAACGTGCCGTCTTCGTTCTCGATCTTCACTCGCTGGAAACCGGACTGGCATCCGATGATGAAATTCTCGGTGTCCAGCCACGTCCCGAACCTGAACGGAGTAATGAGCTTCGGATACGTCGCCCGGGCCCAGCACCGGCGGCGTTCGAAGTCGTCGGTCTCCCGCGAAATAATCTCGACGCTCGTCGAGCTGGTGACGTGAAAGAAAACGTCGCCGTCCTTTTTCATGTCGTCGAGTTCCCCGTTGTAAAGGTCGATAAGTCCCTGCAGCGTGCTGATCTCGATGGGATCCGCGACGGGATCCTTGAGCAGGTACATGCCCTTATCGGTGTAGACGAGACCCGCGTGCTCAATCTGGTTCGGCGCCGCGAGCTGAATAATGCGATTGATCGCTTCCGTGATCACAATTCCCCCCTCGGTTTCTTGATTGAATTCCCTGGCCCTACATCACGTCGTTTCCGGCCTTCTGCTTCCCGTCGAACATTCGAATTTGCTTCGGGTCGTGCGGGACGGCGACCATGACGAGCCCGCGGCGCTGCAGAAACACCGTGCCCTTCACCTCCTCGACCGGAACCGTCTTCGATTTGCAGGCGAACGTCACCTGCGCGCCGGAGCGGTCCTCGAACGGCTTGATGGTGAATTCCAAAGTTATTTTCCGTTTCGCCTCGGGGTTCGTGTTGACGTCCGCGATGTTGGCGAGCACCGACGCGAATTCCCTCTGGAACACTTCCTCGATCGCACCGCCGCACAAATTGCTCAAACTCACATCCTCTGTTTCGCGATCCATGATTTCCTCCTCGCTTGAAAGTCGGCCCATTCGGATGCGCCGGTCAGACGCACGCTGATTCGGGTTTACGGGATGAGGTCCGCCCACGTTCGAGCCGGACCTCGTGAAAGATTTCCTCGAGCGACAGTGCGACGTGACGGCGCTTCGCGAGCATCTGGATCTCGCGCGCGTGCGACAGACGTGGGTGAGTCGCGCCCCTGACCCATTGGTAGATTGCGCCGCTGCTGACGTGCAGCCGGGATGCGAGCAGGGCTACTCCGTACGAGTCAACGAACCGCGCAAACCCCGAATTCCATCGCTTGTCATCGGAACGAGCCGGCACGCTCACATCCCTCCGATACACGTTGTGCGTACAATGTCACGTTCTGTGCTAGTATCTTGCCCCGCGAAGCCTGAACGTAAGGCGCCTCGCAAACGGAGGATTTGGAAAGTGTCCGATACGCCAGAAATGGTCCCCTTGGATTTCCTGCTGACCGCATCAAAGAAGTCACTCGAAGACGCCATGCTCAATCGATTTTCAGAATCGAGCAACCGGCGGAAGCAAATATTGGAATTGCTCGACTCGTGGGCGGAACGGCGAGCGGAGTCACTGCTGCTGACGTGGTTTCTGAACCACGGGAACGAGCTGATGGCCACCATAACTCTTCCGCCACGAGTAACAGAAGTGATACCACTCTTGCGCGCCCGGGCAGGACCTCTCTCGGCGGAAGAGTTCAGGGACTCCCTTAGAAGTCTTGTGGAATCATAGCTGTGAGTTGTGTTAACTGCGAGGTAACGTAATTCAGCGTGCTTCGGATGTGCTATATTATGTTTACTCCAGGCCGAGGCGGCGGGGGTCATTTTTCTAGGCTCCCGCTTCCGAGGTTTTGCTATCTGCTTCCCGATGAAGGAGTTGCCGCGCGAGTTCGCTGATGTCGGTGTGGCGGGATTTTGCGAGCTTCTGAAACCTGCGTTTTTCCAGTGCATTGACTCTAATGAAGATACGCGCTTCTCGTTGCCGGGCAGCGCCGTTGCCGTTCGCCCCTTGCTGGTTATTTCCGCTCATGGGCACACATTAAGGCTGTCCGAACAATGTGTCAAGAGACCTTCGAACGAGCCTCTGTGGATTTGTGGGAATCTATTTGCAGTGCCCGGAACCGCATACAGCCGCGGCTCCCACACCGATCCCGATCACGAGCCATTTCGCCGCGCGCTTGGTCCTCGTCCAGAACGAACCTCCTTTCGACGCTTTCACGGCCGCGTCCCGTTCCTTGCTCATCGCGGACAGCTCCGCACCGGCCAGCGCGAGCCTTTCGTCGCGCGAGGCTACATCGGCTTCGGCCGCGGTGAGCTTTAGTCCGCATTCCTGGCACTTCTCGATCTGGTCGCGCAGGGCGGGAAGATCGGACTGTGGAATGGACGCCATGGCGTTCGGCGCGGGGTTTGCAGCGGTCGGAGTTGGAATCGTGAACGTGATGGGTTGCGGCCCCGCAAGCTGTTTGGGAAGCCAGGATGCGATTTCGCCGGGCGTAACCTGCTTGGCCGCGGCCGCTGCCAGAGCCGCCACGTTCGCCGCCGTCATTTTGTCGCGTTCGGCCTCGGCATCTAGCAGGTCTCTCGCCTGCTTTGCCGATGCCGCAATGACTTGCTGCTGCGCGTCGATGGTTGCCTTCATTCGAATGCTGTCCTCGCGCGCGCCAAGCCAGGACCCGCCAAGGATCGCGACGATGAGAAGCGTGAGGAACCCGCCGCCGATTTCCCACTTCTCCCTACTTGTCAACATCGGGACCTCCCTGCTCCTGGTTTTTGACCAGAATGTTTTCTTGAACCGAGTGGCCGAGCACTAAACCGCCGAGCGTCCCCATGAACGCAACGTAAGTCGGACTCAATTTACCGATGAACGCCATCCCGTGCCCGGCGAGAAAAAACGCAATGAAGAACGCCGTGGTCCTTCCGTGCGTGATCTGCATGATCTTGTGAGACAAATTGCGGAGCCAGTCCATGGGAATACCTCTAGAGTTTGGCTTCGAGTTTAAGAATGAGCGCCTGGACCTTGACCTTCGCCGCCTCGGCGTCGGTCACAAGAGTGTTCCTCAGCTCTTGCGCCCAGCCCGCAACCTCCGATTTGGACGCGGCAATGTCCTTCTCTATCGCCGCATGACTGACGGCTCCCACGGCGATCCCCACAATTGCGACCAGCACGAAATAAACTATCGTCATGTCCCTACCTCCGTTGAATTCCCGGCCCTTGCCGGGTTCAGATTGAGCACGGTGATGAGCTTCGTCACCGCGTCCGAAAATCGTGGCCATCCATTCATCCCGCCGTTCACGCGGCGCCGAACCATGCCCCAGTTCCGCGCATTGGCAAACTGCGGAATGCTGCGCTCCTTGAAAAACAAGACGAAGATTTCGGCGGCGATGGCCGGGTCGAGCGCGAGCGCGGGATCCCCTACGAGGTCGTGCCCGGTCTCCGTTCCAAAATGCTCGTAGTCCCATCGGCCGGTGATCTGCACGAAGCCGCGGCCCTGGTACTTTGCGCCGTCACCCGGCTGGATGTTTCCGAGGTCCTTCCGGTTCTCATAGAGCGCGGTGAGATATGCCGGACCGCCGCGCTCCTTGATTGGAGAAAAGCATCCCGTTTCGACGGCAATCGTCGCGATGGCAGCGACGGCGGTCATCTCGGAATAGATTCCGGCCTCAATGAGCGCCCCCTCGACAAGTGGCCAGTTGGTGCTCACGGATTCGACGGGTCCGTAAGCCCCGAGAACCGCCGAGATCGTCGCTGAATCGATTGGAAAATTCATTTCCTTGTCAGCACCCACTTGATCAGTTCGAAGGTCACGACCCCGCCGGCCGAGAGGACCGCTGCCATCACCCAGTTCTTGATCGTCAGAATCCCGCTCTGTTTCGATTGTTCCTTCGAGGCGTCCTCGAGGACCCGTATCCTGCTGTGAGCGGCATTGATGTCCTTCTCCGCCTTCGACACGACGGTCTGTCTCATGACGGCCTCGGATTCGATTTGCCGGCGCTGCTCGGCCTTCAGATCGTCGATGGCGCGCAGAACGAACAGCCGTTCCTCGCGCCACTCGCCGCTCGTTTCCGTGCTCATAGATGGAAACGGTCGGAGACGTGAGCGATCTGCGCGCTTACCTCCGCGAGCTCCTTCGCGAGTTCCGAAATCCGCAAGGTCATCTCCGCTCCGGTCGATTTCCGCAGTACGTCGAGCTGCACCAGAATCAATTCGCGATGCACGAACGGCCGCAGACAGTCCCGATAGTCCGCGTAGTCCGCGTCTTTCTTCTCGTGATCGCGCATCTGGACCATGACGGAATACGCCACGGCAGCTAGACGTCCCTCTGGCGATGGCTCACTTCTGATTCTTCCGTCCATTTTTCCCCCCGGGCCTATGGCCCCATTACAAAAGTGAGTGTCCGCGGAGTCCCCGAAAGCGCTCCGTTGACCGGAGTGATCGTGATGGACGTGGCGAGAGCCGCGTTCGAGTTATCGATGAGCCGCTGCGCGCGGGTGTACGTGTAGGTCTTCCCCGTGATCGCGGTGACCGTGCGAATCGTCACGCCGTTGATCACGATTTGGATCGAGTAATTCCCTTCCGGTCCGCCGGAAACGTCCGCGGCATCCTGCGCCACGATGAACGGACCGAGCCGGTAGCGATGATTCCAGGTGATGACGGCGTCGCCGGAAGTCGCGGACGGAAATGCCGCGCCGTTCACCATCACGTTGCCGGGCGGGTACGGATTCTGCGCGCGGCCGGCATAGGTCACCGAGACCGGCGTGAGCCCGGCAATCGCGACTTCGCCGGTGAGAGAATATGGCGCGAGTTTCACACTGACCGACATCGTTCCCCCTTTCGCCGTGCGCCTGAACTACGGGGAATCTGCATCTATGACGAGCTGATTCAACGTAATCCCGTTCGCGTAACCTCCAGCGGTGTTGAAACTGCCGACTATCCAATTTACCGCCACGGCGGTGGTGGGCAAGTTCGTGGTGATGGTTGCAACGAGGACGTCGTTTATGTAGAACGTGAGTGTCGCGGTCCCATCGTTGAAAATTATGGTAAACCTTTGCGGAGAGTTCGAGGTAGGGACAACACCACTCGATACGACAGTTTGCGTTGTGCCATCCTTCGTGACGCATTGCCAAGACGTGTCGCCTGCGAACGTTGAGTAACGAAAGGCCGCGTAATTTCCCGCCGGATTGTCCGAGCCAAGCATCGTCGCGAAGGTTTGATCCGAAATCCCAAACCATGCACGTTCAGTTAATAAATAGTTCAGCCAACCGATACACCAAAACGTGATGTTGGTGCCGGTTAGGTAATTCTTCGTCGAGCTGCTAAATCCGAAATTCGCGTTGGCGCTCCCCCCGGTTACGTTGACTCCGGGCCCCCCCTGTGATTGAAAATTTCTCGGTTGAACGAAGTCGCCAGTAGCGGTAGGCGCAGATTCACCCGACATCTGAAATGTAGTCGTAGTGCCATCGCCACGCGCTACCGTTTCTCGCCGGAAGACTTTCCCGCCTCCGCCGCTTCCGCCAGTCGCGCCAGTCGCCCCTGTGGCACCAGTCGCACCAGCGGGTCCTGTCGCGCCTGCGGATCCGGTTGCTCCCGTCGAGCCCGTGGCGCCGGTTGACCCGGCTGCTCCCGTTGAGCCCGTTGCTCCCGTGGCGCCGATCGGTCCCGCGGCGCCGACGGTCGGAATCGATGACGCCTTCAGGAAGTCGTATCCGGTCTCGAAGAACACGACGCGCGTTCCGAGCGGATGATCGGCTGGCACGGTGTCGAAAATTCCGCGCATGACATTGGCGATCGTGATCGTGCCGTCGGTATTGACCGTGACGTTTTCCCACGCGCACAGCTCCCCTGTATCCGCGAACATCAGAATCAGGGAACCATTCGCGAGACCGGAGGCGTTCGTCCCGACGAGCGCAGCGAGGTCTCGTGCGCCGGTTGCCGAAAGAATAAATCCCGTGGCGTCGGTCGCCGCGGTGTTGACCGGATAGTCCGCTGCGAGCAAGCCCGACGGCATGAACCCGTCAACCGTGTCATAGGAGACGTAAGAGCTTCCGCCCGCCTCGTCCGCGAATTTCTCGAAGCCCTTGCTGATGGCGTCCCCGCGCACACACCCCACGGTGATGCGCTCGTCCTCGGATTCCTGAAAAGCGAACGGGCTTTCCATCGCGAGCTGGTAGTCGGGGAGTGCCGGCGCCGCGTTAGGGTTCACCCATCCGGATACCGGCGGAGCGCCGAACGCGGTCTCGTTGATGCCGAAAATATCCTCCACGGCATCGATGGTGATCTTTCCGTCGACGAGCTCGCCGTAGCCGATGCGCGTGATTCTGAAAATCTGGTCGGTGATTTCGAGTGGAGCCCAAGTGAATTTGAACAGTCCGCCTACGCGCCACTGCCATGCTGCACGGTTCGTGATGATTTTGATTTTGCAGAGCGGGTACGTGAACATCTTCAGGACCCGCGTCGCTATGAGTGACGCAGTCGCCTCCTGCGAAATCCCCATGAACGCGATGGTCTGCGGGCGCACCTGCCCGGTGATCGCGATGTTCGCCGGATCGTACGCTCTTACCAGGCGGCTATTAAAATTGTTGGCCCTCGAACAGAACGTGATCCCCACCAGGTTTGTCGTTTCCGGCCAGGAGATGCGCGAGAAATCCGGCGTCGCGAGGACGTTGTCTACCGTCAAAACCGGAAGCGTGGTCGGGTCGTAATCGGCGCGCGAAAGTTTCAGCGTCCAGAGTCCGGTCGCCGGGTCGGTGTAGAGCACACCGTCGACGTGGCGAAGGATTTCGCCGATGAGATTGTCGGCGCTCGCCTGCGAGTCGAACTGCATCGAGAGACCGAGACCCTCGGTCGCGAGGGTCGTCGCGACCGCCTGAAAGTTCGCGATATCGATACGCGCCGCGGGGATCCCCAGACCGAAGTCGATATCCGTGAGCAGGTCGTAGATCATGTCAGCCGCGTTCGCATCGCCGTTGATGTTCGCGATCGAAGAGCCCTGACCGAGCGGGTCCGGGCAACGCCGCACGATGAATGCCAGCGGCTTTATATAATTCGAGACTCCGAGGTAGAGCTGCTCGAACACTGCGTAGCAGAGCTTCGGATAAGCCGGTGCAATGTGCGAGTGAAGAGTCACGATCACGAACCGATCGCCGACCGAGAACGGCGTGCTCCCGGTAGTAACCGTGAAATTGACTTGCGCCGCCGAAAACGCGTTGTCCGCGAAGCACCCCTTGGAGCCGTCGCCGTTTGCGATGGATGCCTGGATTGTCCCGGAGATCGAGCCATGGACGGCGAACTGCATCTTGAGGTAGGTCGAATGCGCGATGTTATTGTCGACCCCGGTCGCCGTGATCGTGATCGTTTCGTTCAGCGCGGAGCTTCCGCCGGACTCTCCGGTGATCGTTCCGTTCCCCACGCCGGAATAGGTGTAGCCAATGCCACTCTGGTCGAGCACTACGCGACCTTGCTTCGCACTCAAATAATCGTTTGGCTGCTGTCCGGGAACCCCGCGGTAGAAATCGATGGTCCCGACAATGCCTCCGCCACCACCAGCGGCTTTGATCCCGCCGAACAAATTCGGCGAATTCGCCGCGAGCTTGATGTAGTTCTCGGAACCGTTTCCGTTCAGGATCGTCGTCGGGGCGTAAGCGATGTCCTTCGCGTCCGCCTCGATCGCGATGAGCTCGTCGACCGTGCCCTGGCAGAGAGCGAACTGACAGCCGAGAAAGTACTGGAAGCCTGTCGACTGCGCCGTGCCAAAAGAGAAAATCACGGCGAGCGCCGACGGCCTAATCGGTTTGACATATAGGTCGCCCCACCAGATCGTGTTCCCTCCGGCGATTTTCACCGTCCCATAGACTACGGGGATCGCGCGCCCCTCCTGCGCGGTTGGGACATTGAAATCCCCGAGCGCACTCGGCTGCGGACCCTGAGGATGCGGGGTCAACAGAGCGGTTACGATTGTGAAAACAACCATCGCGAGCAAAAGCCAGAAAATGGTGTCACCACCTTTCGAGCGCCTAGCCGATGCTGGCACTCCCGTCGAATGGATTTATTTCAGGGATCAAATCAAATCCTAGAAAATTGAACGTGTTCTTGTACGCGGAGCACGCGGCGAACGTGAGCTGACACCCGGCGATGCCGAGCACCGAATCTCCGACGTCCAGATCCGGGATGGCCGACAGCAACGTGACGCTCGTCCCGGTGTGCGCCACGACCATTCGCACCTCATCGCCGAAGCGGAGATAGCCGCCGGTCAATGAATCCGGGAGCGCTCCGAAGCCGGTCACTGTCAGCACTGAGCCCGTCGAGTCGATCGTCGCGATCGTGCCCGGGTAGGTGTGATCGATAAGGTTCACCGTGCATCCCGCGTCGCCAAAAATGTGCGAGCAGGGAGACTGGTAGAGCTGCACAGGAATTTTTCGCTGCAGCAAGTACTGATCCGAATTGCAGGTGAGCTCGCACTGGTCGGTGAATCGCGCCGACGCCACGGTGCCGGTGAAAAGGACGACTGTCTCCGTGTCCGAATAGTGCGAGGCGTAAACCGTGATCGCGATCGGCGACGATGGCAGGTACGGAAGAAAAAGCTGCGCGAGAGGATGATCTTTCTGGATGAATATTTTCATCTGCCCGGAAACGACTTCGTTCGACTGCTCCGACTCGCTGCGCGAAATCGTCGAGGGAACAAACGTGTTTCCGAGATAGGTGATCGGCTTGTCGGCGCTCGTCAGTCCGAAGGAAATCCCCGTACCTTGAAACAGGTACAGCTCGTAAGGCTGCGCGCCCGCGCCGATTTGCTCCAGTGCGTCGTAGCTCATGCCGGCAACTCCCGGGGAACTTCCTCGAGCGAAAGATTTGCCTGCGCGAGGTCCGCGCTCATCCATTCGATTTCCGTGCGGTCGGAACCAAGCCGCGCGAGCGTGAGGAAAGAAACCATCGACTGCGCCGCGGGGAACGCCTTTCCCGTGGGAGAGTCGAGTACCAGGCTCTCGGTGCCGTCGCCGTTGTCCGTGGACGCGGTGATTTTCCTGTACACGTTTCCCGTGCCGTTCGTTGGAATAAAAGCGATGAACCGGCGCGCCGGGTTCGGAAAGAAAAACCGCGAATAGAACTCTGACTTGATGACGATGCCCGTGTCGCTCGCGCCGACGTCCACGGCGAGGACCAGATCCTGGTCCCATGACGGAAGCCAGAACGAATTGAGCTGGCCGAATCGCCGGAGAATGAAAGCGCGAAACGTCGTGACTGCCGGGTGCCCGTTGAGGAACCACGGGAACTCCTGTCCCACGATGGCGCTTCCGCCCTTGTCCACGACCGTGATCGGACCGATCTTCGGATCGATGGTTACCATCGACCGCTTGTAGGTGCGGTTGAGCGTATCCTTCCAATTTGGCGAGATTTCGAGAACGTCGATGCTCTTGTATTGCGTGGGCGAGACGGACGGCGCCGGAGCTGTCTGCAGGGCTTCCCCGATGAACTGCAGGTCGATTTGGTCGATCTCGCTCGTGAAGCGGCGCACCTCGACAGAGTCGGGGATTCTGGCGAGGAACACGGGCATTACCAGAGTTGCCGGCGAGCCCTTCCAGTTGAGCTGCGTCGGCGAGGACACCGTGACCGCGCCAGAGGCGACGCTTACAACCGAGAGCGCCTCGAAGACGAACTCGCTCTGCCAAATGCAGCACAGCCCTCCCGCGGCGAACTGACGGTCAACCGTATTGCATGGGATGACAAACGACCCTGCAGGCGTGTCAGAGGCCATTGCCGAGGCGTCCGGCCACCAAGGAACGCCAAACGGCTGGTTTTGCCACCCCCACACCAAAGATTCCATTCCAGCCGCGTCACGGGCATTCAGGGCGCTTGCGCGGAGCCGTAGCGCGCGGCGAGGGAACTGGCGAAGTCCACGTCGCTGCTCGTTATCTGAGTACGCTTTCATCACATCCGTGAGGTATTCGATCGTCTCGGCCATTCCCTCGTCCCAGTCCGGAGCTGCGGAGAAAAGCGCGATGCGCGAGCCCGTGACCCCCAAGTTCGCGCCGAGAATGCCGGACAGGAAAGCGAACGCGACAAGTTGGTTGATGGTGACATCGCCGGAGCCTGGGAGCGTCGCCTGGTAGACGCGGGAACCCTGCGCGGCATAGATGAGCGGCTCGCCGTACGGGTCCGTGATGACGATCCCGCCCGATCCGGATATGGCGATCGATACGAGCTTCTGGTCCGTGTCGCGGAACGTGTTCCACACTTCCACGGGGAACTGCGTGGCGGTCAGCACATAGCCGAGAGCCTTGAGACTCGGGAGAGTGATTACGCGTTCGAATAGCAGCCCTCCGAATGTGTCGACGATGACTCCGGTCTTTGCGGTGTGCGAGATGGAGACCGCCGGCTGTGGCGTTCCCTGATTGCCAGCGAGCGGAAGTTTCCCCGTGCTGGCCGAGAGAGCGGTGATCGCAATCATCCCCGCGACGTCCGTCGATATTCCTTTCGGGCTCACGCGGCCCGGGCCGAGACCCTCCAGATATCCAGCGAAGTCCGCCATTACACGACCTTCAGCACGGCGAAATTGGGGAACATTTTGTAAGTGTCGGCGCCAATCGCGTACTCGCTCGCGTTCGAAAATCCGTTCCCTACCCCGTTCGAGGCGAAAACCATCGGAAGGCTTCCGAGCAGCGAGTAGCCGGTCGAGCTGCCGTCGCGATTCACCCAGAGCAGAACGGGGAGAAGATTCGCGCGACTGTCTTGTACGCTGGTCTGGACGTTAAGGAATTCACTGGTCCCACTTGAGAGTGCGTAGACCGGGATGGTGGGACCTTGACTCTCCATTCCTAAGGAACTCGCGCCGGGCTTTCCTGTATAGCCCTGGGTCGGGCCCGCGGCGGGGCCGATGCTAATCCACTTCGAGATGAAGGAATCCACGTCGGCACGCACGAACGTGCTCGGCAAACTGAATTTGTCCTGGAAGTTCCCGGGACACAGCGAGGTCGTCGTATAACCGGGACGGCTCCCTCCCGGATTCGTCGTGCTCCTCCAACCGCTCGATGAACCGAAGAAGTAAGCCCCTCCGGTGAAGCTGCCTGCTTTGTTGAGCGACAGACCCCATCCGACGAAGGTGAAAAATCCCGGAGTCACCTCGACGACCACGACCACGTTGTCATGCCCTGAATCGGTCATGAAATAGTAATTCGCAAACGGGCCCACCGACGTGAACGCGCTCGATCCAACCGGATAGGTTGCGCCACTTCCGACCGGCGCTCCCGTGGTCTGATTGTTCCACGGCTGGCCAGAAGAAAATCCGGTGCCGAGGTAGACGTCGATGCCGTAGCTCGTGTCGCCGACGTTCTGCTGGAAAGCCCTCTCATTTTCGCGCGCCCGGAGATGGACGTAGTTCCCGCTTTTGTGCAGATGCGCGCGCCATCCGAAGCCTTCCGCCTGACTCATGTCCTCGGTCCAGCCATTCGCGACGAGGAACGTGACAAGCTGCTGGACGAGGTCGGTCGAGGTCGTCGCGGATCCGTTGGAATACGCCATTGACTTCTCCTCTAGCTCAATCGGACCGCGAAGAAATCCGACTTAGTGTTGCGAAACACGTTCTGGACGACGAGGTGCGGGATGCCCGCAACGGTGACGGTGTTTTCCACGCTCTGCGAAAATCCCGTGACCGCCTTCACACCCTCAAGTTCCCCGTAGACATTCGGCGTCTCGTCGCACAGCACGACGGGCAGGAGTGAGTATCCGCCGTCGAGATCCGGCCTCCAGTCCCAGCTCGATGGAACGACCCATCCGTAAGGCCAAATTCCTCCGGTAGAGGTGCTGGTGTTGATGGACGAGAATCCGCGCCACACTCCTGACACCAGGCGCAGCAGAAGGACGGCTTCGGAATCCGAAGTCAGCCCTCCAGTCCTTCCGATCGGGAACGCGGCCATCTCGGCTCCGGTGTAGCTCCATCGCCAGTTGGTGCTCGTTGATGCGGGCTCGCTTCCCAGAAATGCCAAACTTCCACCCACGACCAGCGGATAAGGGAATGCCCCCGGAGCCATGTAGGAAGCCATCAAACCGAGATAGCAACTGGTGTACACCGTGGAAACCTTCGCGATGACGATCACGCGGCGGCCGTTCGCGATGAACCAAAACGGGATCGTCGAGTTCCATAGCGGGAGCACGGGAGATGGAACTGACTGCCCTGAACCGCCGACGTATCCCGCCTGCATGTTGAACGCGAGCGCGGAATCGAACGCGGTGAAGCCTCCCAGCCTCCAGTTGTAATAATCGGCGCCCACGTCCGAGAAAACGCTCGCGCCGACGATGATTTGGTCGAGACCGCCGTTGCCGGGAGCCTGCCAGATCATCTCCACGCCCGATGTCCGCCGGAGTGAAGTCCATTTTGACGTGACCGCAAAAGTGAAGGCATCGGTAGCAACGAACGCGGTCAAGCCGGCAGTGATCGTCAGATTTGCCTTCGTGGAAGTGAATGGCGTGCCCACCACGCCCGTTCCGAGGGACCCGGAGACCGACCCCACCACGCCGAACGCCGTGGCGCTTGTGAACGTCACTGTGATCGTTTCCACTACACTTGCCGAGCCGCCCTGCGCGTCAATCGTCCCGTTCCCAGTTCCAACGAACGATGGCGTCAGCGCCATGCCCTTCCCAGTGAGAAACGTATCGAGCTGGTTTAGCAAGTCGGCATAATCGGTCGCCGACCCGATTAGTACGCTCACGTCTGGCTCCTTCCCAGTGCTTTGCCCGCAGCCTTCGGATTATTTGTCAAATGCTGAAGGATGATCCTGCCGGCGTCCTTCGAACTGAGGTGATGCAGAATCAGCCCTTGGTCGAGCCCAATGCCGAGATTGATGCTCGATGACGAACCGCTACCCCCGTCGGGAGCGACCAGTCCGCCATCCGCGAATTTCGGGAGCGAACGGTTTATCTCTCCGATCGATAACGGCTGCATTCCGCGATTGATCGCCTCGAGGTTGTGCGCGCCGATCGCGCTGACCGCCGATGCCTTCACTACAAACTCTCCCGCCGAGAGCCGTGCGGGGATAGAGTCCGCAGTCGGACCGCCAGTCCCCTTGATGAGACCGCCGCCGGCGAGCCCGACGCCGGGAACTAGTCCCCCACCAGAAAAGCCCACGGCGGCAAGTAGTTTTTTGACCGCGAGCTCAACGAGCATCTGCACGATCACTTTTTCGATGGAGCCGACGATGCTGGCGGCCAGATTTTCAAACGAACGCGCCACAGTCTGCGTGCCGCGGCCGACGGTCTCGAAAAAATTCGTGAAACTGTTGGTCAGTCCACTGTCCACTGACTCTCTGAGTTTTTTAATGTTCTGCCCGGTCACATCGATGTTGGTCTTCTGAGTATCCACATTCTTAGCGGCTCCTGCCGCTGCAGCTTTGTCGGCATCGGATCCCGTGACCTCGGCCCTCGCCGAAAGTTGCTGGGCAATTTGCTGAAGGATGACCAGTCGGTCCTGCTCGATTTTCTTAATATCCCGTTCGCCCTTCGCCTCAAAAATCTGCCCGTCCTTGACCCGATTGAGCACTTCGTCGCGCTTGTCGGAATTCTCCTGCAGCGCATCCTGCTCGGATTTTTGCTGTTGCTCGAACGCCAGCGTCTGAAGACGCGTGTCCGTGAGCTTCTGAACTTCAGCCGCGGATGTACCAGAGGACGCCAGCGCGCGCGGATCCTGCATTTCCTTGCCTTCGGCGATGATCTTCTGGCGCGCGGCTTCGAAGGTTTTTCCCTGCGCGACGAGCAACTCGTTCTCGAACGTCAGGCGCTTTTTTTGAAGTTCGTCCACCGCTTTGGACTGCTCCATGTTGAGCGCGGTAATTTTCGTCGAGGCGGCGATCTCGCTCTCCTGCAGCTTGGTCTGGAGGTCCATCACTTTCGTGAGAGCCTCGATCTTGGCCGCGTTCTGTTTGTCCTTGTCCTTGTCGGTCGTCGCGTGCCTGGCCGCAACGGCGGCTTTTTCAGCCGCGTCGATCTGGGCGGTGATTTCGCGCTGCGTGATTCGGGACTCCTCGGCGGCGTCCGTTGTCACTTCGGCCCTGCGGTGGTCGAAATATTCCTGGAGCGAGATTTCGCCCTGGTCGTACTTCTCTTTCTCGATTTCCTCGGTTTGCTTCGCGTTCGCGCGGACGAGCGCGAGCTCGTCCTGCAGGTATTTCTCGAACTGAGAAGCCGCCGCTTTCTGCGCCGTATCGGACGTCGCCTTCACGGGCAGACTTCCCGATCCCTCTTTGCCGGCGGATCGTTTCGGCGGAGTTGGATTCGACGCGCCGCCGAAAATATCCAGGTTCGCTTTGTCGTTCTCGTCCTTGAACTGTTTCTCGATAGCCCCGATTTGCGCCGCGAAATCCTTGCCGGCGTTCGTCAGACCAAGCTCCTTCATTTTCGCAAAAGCGCCGGTTATGTTTCCGGTGAGCGCTTCCCCGAGGACGATTGCCGAACCCTTCATGTGGGAAATCGCGAAGTCCCAGGCGGTCTCCATGATCGCGATGGACTCCGCGACTCTCTGCCCGGTCGTGACGAGTCCGTAGGCCACTTTTTCAACGAGCGACCCGACTCCCTCGCCGAGCGCTTTAAACCCGCCGCCGGCTCCGCCGTTGATGACTTGAACGATCGCGCTCGATACGTCCGTGATCGCGGGAATCAGTCCGACCTCGAATTGCGTCGCGGCGCCCTCGGCCTCGGACTTGAGGTCCTCCATCGATTCCTTCATCGTGAGCATCGATTGGGCGGTCTGATTGTCGAGCAGGATGCCCATCTTCCGAGCCTCGGCCTCCACCTCGGCGAACCCTGAGCCCGCGAGCTGCTGCAAAACTGGAAGCGCTGCCGCGCCGCCACGTCCGAGCAATTGCTGCGCAAGCGCCGCTCGATTCGTTCCTTCCGCCATTCCTCCGAGGCGGTCGGTGACGAGTTTTATTTTCTGGTCGGTGTTCAGTCCAACAAAATCCTTCGCGGAAATTCCGAGCTGCTTAAATGCCGCGACGGTTTGAATATTGCCGGTCTGAAAGTTGAGAATCGATCGCGAGAGGCGGACGAAACTCTTGTCGACCACTTCGGCGTCGACCCCGAGATCTCCGGCTGCCTTGTGGAACACGCCAATGGTCTGGGCGGACGCGCCCGTGATCTGCGCGGTGCGCGCTACTTGCGTGCCGGCATCGAAGACGCTCTTTGCGAATGCCGCAACGCTATAGGCGACGGCGCTGAAAGCAATGCCCTTCAGCGCTGTCGAGAGATTAAGGGAACTGGCTGTCGTCGCCACTTCCTGCGTCTTGAGATTTTTGAGCTGAGAGCCGAGTTCCTTGATTGCAGCGGCCACCCCAGCATCTTCAGCGGTTAGCTTGACCTTTATCTCTGGCGCGTCAACCATTCAACCCCTCAAAATCTCCGGAAGATCCGGCGCTTTCGATTGACGTTTCTGGTGCGGCGCGAGTACTGCCCATACGATTAACTCCACCTCGTAGTTCCGTCTCGCCTGGTCGCGCAGCCTGTCGATGAATCCGAGGAAAAGATCTCGCAACGGCCAGTCCATCACTTCGTCGTACCGGCCAGGATCGTACCCGGCCATCTCCCGAATCAGTGTGGCAAACTCCCCAACGTCTCTGCCTCCGCGTTCGCGGTAGGACTTCCCTTTGCGCGTCGGTTCGAAGATTTCGGGGAATTCGGCGCAGATTTCTCCCCTAATGAAAAAAAACCGATCACGACGCTGACGATCGCCTCGCGCATGGCGTTCTTTTCGGTCTGGTCCGTGATCCCCGCGAACGCCGCGGCGTTGCGGTCCGCCTCCGCGCGATTCCACTTTTTTCCCGCCTCGGTCAGGCATCCGGCGAGAACGAACGAGGTTCTGCCCGAGACCAGTATCTGCGTGAGCAATTCCTCTGCTTTTTTTTCTGGAGTTCGCTTGCCGCCAGCGTCGGCCAGAATGTCCATCGCGCCCGACAAACGCAGATGAGCGAGGATGTAATCGTCCTGACTGGCCGTAAGATTTTGAGTTATTCCCTCGAAGTCCCTGCCGTCCAACTTCAGAGTTTCCATGTGTCCTCCGGGTCGGCGCCGCCGCCCGATTCATCTCATAAAAAAAATTGCGGGGAGCCTCCCCTTGAGAAACACGGGAACTGTGCGCGTCCCGTGCTTCTTCATCCGCAGCTCCCCGCCGTCTGCACTTCAAGGGATGCGTCAGTCCCTAGAAGAACGTTTCCAAATAGAACGGCGCGCTCGGGTGATTCGCCGTGTCGTCCAGGATGTTCCCATCGAGCGTCCAATTCCCGTAGTCATCGGCGATGAGCCCGATTTGGCCGTTCGGATTCAGATTGCAGCGCCAGATGTCGCACTGGATTTTTTGCCCGTCGACCGGATCCGGAACGAAAAGCAGATGGCCCTGCACGAACGGAATCGTCGCGCCGGCGACCTGGTCGAAGTTCCCGACGAGCGTCTCGTAGGTGACGGTCACGGCGTGCGAGGCGATCGCCGAACCCGCCGGGATGTAGAACAGTCCCTTGATCGGATCCATCAAAATGTAGTCCGTGCCCGCGACGAGAACGACGGCGTTTGACGTGAGGATCGGAGGGACTCCCGTGGAATCGACATTGATTTGCGCCACGCGGAAAAATCTGCCGATCGCGGAGGGCGCCTGCGCCGCGGTGATGAGTACCTCGCTCGTTATGGTCGCGGCGACCTGCGCGAGCGTCGTCTTGCCCGAACTCATCGAGAAAATGGCGGCGTGCTTGGAACTGAAGTCGGTGCCGACGATGGTGAGCTTCGGCTGGCGTTTTTTCAGAGCGGTCGCGATCAAAGTAACGCTTTTGTTGATCGACTGGTACAGCTCGGCAATGTCGTCCTTCAGGTCAAGTTCAAACTTGGTGCAGTTCCCCAGATGCTGGAAGCCGGTCGGGAGCCCGCTCGCTGGATCGAATATATCGAGCAGCACCGAACCTTTTCCGAGCATCGGGACATGAGGTACTGGATAGGTCAAGGGCATCGTGTCCTCCTAAGACGTCGAAGTCGGATCGAGTCTGCTCGTCCGATATTTGATCGTGAAGTGAACCGTGGCGGCGGCGATGGGATCGTCTCCCTCGCGCGAACTCCAAACCGTTCGGTCCTCCTCAACTCCGTTGGCGAGACCGCCAAAAGTCTCGTTCGCCATAACTGTTTTCATTGCCCAGACGAGCACTGGATCGAGAGCCTCGTCCGGCGAGACGCCTATCGATCCCTTCGCTCTCGACTGAACGCCGATAGAGAGCTGCCGCTCGGTGAGCGGCGCGCGGTAGTTCTGGTTTCCGAGGTTCTTCGGCTGCTCGTCCTCGGCATAAAACATAATTGCCGGGAGAGAATCGAACTCGATTGCTCGCGTTCTCTCCCGGTGGACAGTGAGCCCCGCTGGACCGCCCGCTCCGAGCGCGGTCTCCAGCGCGACCATAATCTGCTCCCGAATCGAAGCTGACACGGCGCTCCCTTACGACAAAATTCTGCTAGGCCGTGCCGAGCAGTAGCTTGGTCAGCCCGCCATCTCCCATCCGGAGACGCTCGCGGACCGTGAAGTTCTTGGCTCCCACTGCGACCGCTGCGTCGATGGCGACGGCCGGAAAGTCCGAAGTTCGAACCGTCATCGTGGTCATCGTCACCACCACCTGGCCTCGCGTTGCATCCTGGATGAGGATCTCATCGGCCTCGTCGAGGAGTCCGATTCCGCCCACTCCGCCGATGGTAATTGCGATACCCATGTCGCCCATGAGGGCGGGGATATCGCTGTCACCGAACGCGGCGGCCGTGGACGGACGCGGCAATTATTTTTCCTTGGCCGCATCCGACTTGGTGCGCTTCGGACGCGGAGCTGAGTCGGGACGTGTCACGTGGCTCGGCCCGAGGTCTTTTTTCACCTCGGGATCTTCCTGCCGCGGGCCCGTCGGTTTGAATTTATTCGCATTTTTCGCCATGGTTCTCCTTCCTGCTGACGTTCTGAGATGGGCGGTTGCGCGGAGCAGCCCGCCCACCACGTCGATCCCGCCCTCGAGGGGACATGAACCGAACTCTGAAGTGGCCCTGGGTGTTACTTCTTCTTGTGCGCGGGCTCGCTCTCACGCTTATGCGTAGCCGGATCGCCGTGCTGCCCCGTGGTGGGATCCCGGTGCTGCACTTGCGTCCCTTCGCCGGTCGTGGTGACGGTCGTCGGGCGCTCGGACCGTTCCTGGCCCTCTTCCAAGTGCTCCTCGGCCGTGCCGGCGCCGATGAGTTCGTGCGCCGTGTGAATCGGCACCTCGCGAACGTCGCCGACCTCCGCGTGCTCACCGTCCACGATGATTGGACTAGTGATCTTCACTTTCTTTGTGGTCTTCTCCATCTGACTCCCCTTTCACCTTCTGCGTAGACGGGCGATGCCTTCCGCCGCCCGTCACACTGAGAAACAACCGTACTAAGAGAGCGCGACCGCGGACGCCACGACGAACGCCTGCGGATAAGTTAGCGTGATATCCGTAAGCATAAAAGTCGTGAGCTCGATCATTCCTTGCTTTTTCAAGCGATAAGGATCCACAACGATTTCGAATCCTGAGCCCCACATTCCGATTATCAGGGTGTTCCACACGCCTAGAATGAGCACGGCAAGGTTCGTGCCCGTGCCCTTCGTTCCGTTGCCGGGGATCTGGTTCGTGGAAACAGCCTTGATCCCGTCCAGCTCCATCTTGTCCCAGAGAGGGACGCCGATGGTGTTGCCAAGGCGCGCCGTGCGCTTCAGCAGACCCTTCACGCGGGGCGTCGTAAGCCATCCTGGATCGCCGAGCTGGTCCGCGTTGGCGGTTTCCAGCTTGACCTCCATGTCGACGATGTCGGGATAAGTGACGAGTCCGCCGTTGCCGGTATCTGCGGCCACGACCTCGCTCTGCACGCCGGTGGTGTTCAGGATGCCCCTCGGCTGATTGCTGGAGCCCAGACCGGAGATCGCCGCCGTGTCCACGGCGAGAGCCAGATCCCGCGCCAGGTCTTCCCGCACAAGCGAGTCGATGTCGATGATCGACTGCGCGAGTAATTGGCGTGAATAACTGGTCGAGGACTGGTAGGTCTTCGGCGAGCTGAGGATGGAGCCGAGCGTGAGCGCGGAATCCGCAACGTCCACACCGGGATTTTCAGGGACCCAGTAGCCCGTGACCCTCCCGGTTTGCTTGGGATAGGACACGTTCTCTCGCAGACCAGAGATGGTCCGGGCGCCCAGTTCCTTCACGCGCATCCGGTTGTACAGAAACTGGATGAACTCACCAGGCTCGGTGAAAACGAGTTCCGCTCCGGCCGTGGTGGTTTTCGAGTCCAGCCCGGCGCGCTCGGAAATGTTGTCAATCCTGAGTCGCTTCCGCGTTTCGGGTGTCATGGAGTGACGGATGCTCCACGGCACAAACAAGCCGCCGTGCCGCGCGCCTTTCCAAGCCTTCTCGATCTCCTCGGAGATTTCCATCTCCAGGCAGTTCTCACGCTTGGTGCTGCTCGGGTTCGACGCGTTTTCTATGTTGGCCACCGCGGTCATGATCCCGCGCGCGATGTTGTAATCTCGCTGCTCTTTCTCGCTGAGGTTGATTTTGTCGGCTTCCTCTGGCGCCGGCTGCGCGAGCGGTTTTGCGCCACGCTTCTCGACGTCGGAAAGAATTTCACGCGACGCCTGTTCGACGGTCAGACCGTCTCCCACCATCTTTGCCACGCGTTCATGATCTATCCCGTGTAGCTTGCCGAGCCGAATGATTTCAGCGGCGGCGGTCCGGGACTCTTCAATTGTGATTGCCACGGTAACCTCCCTCAAATTCGGCTTGGAAGCCGGTGAATTTTTGGTGCCCACAAGAACCACGGGAAACGTGCGTTCCCCGTCCTTGCGGTCGTGCCCAACAGTCGGGTCGGCGGGAATGCCGACCGAGCTGACCTCCATCGGAGTCCACTTCGTCGCTCGATAGGTGTCGCCTTCGTCCTTCGAAGACTTGTCGAGCGTGTACTCGTTGACTCCATAACCGACAGAAACGAACCGCCGGATCCCGTCCTGAATGTCCTGCTTCACTGCTTGCGCGGGTGCGCTGCGGCTGAATCTGAGTTTTCCTCGGAGCTTTTTATCGTCGCCGACCTTGGCCTTCTCGACGATGCCGATCACGCTTTTTGCATCATGCGAGTCCAGGAACGAGAGACCCAGCTTGGCGCGCGACAGGTCAACCGAAGCCGCGGAATGGTCGAGGATTTCCTTCCCGAACCACCGCTCGACCGGGTACTCCGAAGAAATCGAAATGTCGAACGTGTCCGCGTCACGCTCGCCCTCGGCTGCATTTTCCTCGTCGTCCTCTTCGCCTTCACCTGGCGTCCCTGCAGCGCGGCGGGCCGCAGCGGCGGCTTTTTCCTCCTCGGTCCTGCGCTTGACCGGTGTCATTGAGAGAATTTCAAAATCGCGGAATAGGATCGGGATCTCGGCGCCGAGTTCATTTTTTTCGCGAGCGCCTGGGATCGCGGCTGGCGGTTTCACTGGCATTATTTGTCCCTCCTCATCGAAACGAGATTCCTGCCGGCTGCCGCCGATTTTTTTGCTTCCACTTCCGCTTCGGGCTCGTCTTCCTCGCCGTCGCCGGCGGTGACGGAGTCCTTCGGACCTTTCGCCACGGACGGCTTCATGGCGGAAATGTCGAATTCGAGTCCGTAGGACTCGGCCATTTTCTTCTCCGCGGACAGTTGCTCGAACACTTCCTCGACGTCGCCGCCGCCTTCCGCGATGATCGCGTCGCGCGAATCGAAACCCGCACCGACCGAGAGGATCGACGCTTGCACGTCCTTGAGCGGATCGACCCATTGCCATCCCCGCGATTCCCACTTCCCTTCCATGAACCTGGACGGATCACGCGAATCCAGAACGAGCTGTCCGGAGAGCAGCGCCATCGAAAGCCAGGTCTCGAAAATCGGCTGCAGGAAGTCCTCCTTGACCATCGACTGGCACATCTTCCACTGGTCGCGTTCGATGAGCAGACCGGAGCGCATGGACGAGTAGTTGACGCCTTCGAGGTCGGACGCGAGCGCGTTGTAGGAGACGCCCAACGCGCCGGCGATAAACCGAAGCATGGACTTCACGAACATCGGGAACGCGTTCGCCGGATGATCGGGATTCCACTCCTGAAACTCCATGCCCGGAGGAAGCGTTTCGATCACGCCTGGATTTGCGTCGATGCTGTACCTCGCGTCCGCGTTGGGCTCTTCATACGACGAAGCATCGATGTGCTTCAGGAAACCGATCTTCGCGGCACCGACACGCGCCGCTACCAGCTCCGCCTCGACGTAGCCGCCGAGCATGCGCATCTCCTGCATGACCGGATGGAACCAGGTGACGCCGCGGGTTTGATTCACGCGCTCGGGATCGTAGAGGTGCAGGATGTACTCGGCTGGAATTCGCTCGCGGATGAGCGAGCCGCCAAGGTCGGACGGATGCGCCGGGTTGATGTGGTACGCGACTGGCTTTCCCCAGACGTCCACCTCAATGCCCATGCGGATCTCGTTTTCTTGTTTGGAGGCGAAGCGGGTGAATAGGTGATCGACCTGGTCCGCATCGACCATCTGCAGGGCGAAGCGGTACTTATTTTTGAAGCCCGGAACCATTCGCACGAACGCCTCGCCGTCCGTCGCAATCGTCTTCAGCACCAGATTCTGAACCGCGCGAAAGGATTTTTTCCCGTCGACGGTGCAGCTCCCGCGCTTTGACCATTCTTTCCACGCGACCTCGATTTTTGTGTTGAACGGCTTGTTGAGCTGCTGGTCGTTGTTTCGGACCTGCGGCTGGTAGCCGACGCCCTTCTCGCCGAGGACGTTCGCTACGAGGATTTTCAGGTAGCTCTTGGCGACGGCGTTGTTTCGCGACAGCTCCCGCGCGCGCGCGCGGAGCAGACGCATGTTGCCTTTTATTTCCTGATCGGCCGAGAGGATCGATACGACCCAGTCCATCGTGAGACGAGATCCCGACGCGCCATTGAAAACGGTAAGGTTCCGCTTTCCGGAGATGAAGTTCAGAACGCGCCTGACGAGTTTGTTCATCCGTCAAGACCCGTTATGTCAACCCACGTCGGCGGAAAATTGCTCTCTTCGCGCTCCGTGAACCCGACCCTGTAAGGAATGCCGAGCCGTCCAGGATGCTCCTGGCGCCACACGGCCGCGCGGAACATGCCGCGCAAATTCATGAGTTCGGACATCTGGTATTTACTCACTGCGCGCCCGGCGATTTGATAACTCTGAATTCCTCCGGAAAGATTGCCGGAGATCGCCGCTTCGAGTACGGCGAGCGTGCGCTCCTCGAAGGTTTGAAACGCGCCGGCGGCGGAGGACGCGACGTTTGGCTCGATGTTGATCACCAGCTCGTCGCCGTCGATGTCGTACGTTTCTCCGCTATCGGAATTGACCACGCGCTCCGCGAAGCGGTAAGGACCGGCAGGGAGAGACGCCGTATCTGATGGGACGAACTCGATGAGGAAGGTAGCGCCGTCCTGAACCGTAGCCGCCTTGTTGAATTTGGCGGCGGGACCGTTCAAATAAATCGTGTAGCCCCAGTTGCCTGACGGCTGGAAATCATCGAGGGAGCGGGTGTATTTGACAGTTGTACCAGCCGTAAAATTCAGAGGGACCGAGTCGGGGATTATAGGTGGCACTGAGCATGAATCTAAGGTGTTTGCCCGATGGACTGAAATGTAGAATTACTGTGATGCGCAAAGTGGAACTGAGGCTCGGACGGAGCCGCTGCGTCACCGTCCGAATTTTGCCGGGTATTTACTGTTGCGCAGCCTTCTCCGCCTTCATGCGGCGCGCGTAATCCCCGAGCGATTCCGGTTCAGGATCGGCGCTGACCACGGTCATCTGCGGAGTCGCCGCGGCTGCTGGATGAGACGTTATTTGCACTGGCGCGATGTCGCTGTCTTTCCGGATCGAAATTGTTTCAGGGTTCGACTCTTGGATGGCTGCCAGGTCCGCGGCACTGTACTCATGCATGCGGATTTTGCCGCTATCGAAGGCTTCCTTCCAGTGCTTCGCGAGGCATTCCGCGACCGACTGCATGTGACGCCCGCCCTTTTGACAGGTGTAGCTATAGACCAGGTCCTTCGACCGTCGGTCCGTGATGCTCATAGACACGCGTTCATACGCGCCGTCCATGTAGATGCCCCACGCGAGAGAGGTCATGACGCCTTGCGTTTTCGAGCCTTGATTGGTCGCCCACGAAAAACTGGCAACGTAGCCCGATTCCCGACGATCTGCCGTCAGAGTTACAGGTACATTTTTCTTAATGACGCCCGCCGCAAAGTCGTTTGCGAATTCGTCCTTTGATTCGAGATACACGGTGGGATGGAGCGTCTGGGCCGATGCGAACGATGCCGATGCCGCGAGCAAAACGATCAAAGCTAGGGTCTTCATGAAAGCCTCCGTAGAACAGTGTGTACCGAGTTAAAGAGTAAATCTGTAGTACTTTTCCAAGAGTGCAACATCACCACGGAATCGGGAGTTTTCGCTTCTTTTTCGCATCCTTGCGAATCCCGCGCCGCTCGCGGACCTTCTCCATGTCGCGCTTGTATTCCGGAGATTGCCAAGCCCGAACCGAGCCGAGGAGCAGAAACACAAACACTAGGAACGAAACGCCGTATGTGATGCGAAACCAGATCATTGTCGCGCGCCAGACTGCCGGGCCATTGCGAGGTCGACTTGCGCGTCGATCGCCTCAAAATAAGCGTCATTGCCGAGCAGCGTGGCAGTGAAGCCGTTGAGCATACGTTGGTGATCGGTATACGGCCGGAATTCCTGTTTTTCTTGGGGAACTGTTTCTGGTAGGGTTTCGTTAGCCTTCATGGTGACTCACCTCACTTTGTCGGTTAGGGACTCATGGGAGCGTCTAACTCCTGTGGGTCCCGACTTTCTTTTGCACCTTCATAATCGCATTCGCAGCCGCTCAGTACCATAGAGCTAAAGTACCGTTTTTTAAACCGATGGCTACCCACGCCATTTGTTCACCCAGTTTGACCCCCGTCCCGAACCCCTGGACCCCCCTCCTTGATCGGGATCACCCCCAGAACCCCCATTCTTGCCCCCTTCCGGCCCCGTAGGAGGGACTTTGAGCGCCTCGGCGAGTTCCCCTAGCCTGCGGAGCGTTGCCTGCCCCAGAACGTACAGGGCGGCCAAAGCATAGACCTCCAGGTCGAGCGCCTCGTTCCGGGCCCGGATCTTCACGTATTCCCGGACGGTGCCCCGCCCGCGCTTGTATCGGCGGACGGCTTTCTCGGCCGTGAGCTGCGCGAGGTATTCCTCCTCGATGAAATCGGGGAGGTGCATGAAGCCGGGCCCGTGCGCTGGGATTTTGAGTCGCGCGAAGATGCGGTCCTTCGCCGTGTCGGTTCCGATCGTGAAGAGACGGACGCGGTATTGATTGTTCGTGGAGAATTTTCCGAGGATTTCCTTGGCCGACTCGCTCGACCCTTTGAGCGCGAACACGCGGCGCCCCTGGCGAGCCCTCACGAACTTATAAACCGAATCGGTGTGCGAGCCGCCGGAATCGATCATGGTCGAAGAGATTTTTACATTCTGCCCGGAACCGTGCTCCCATGTGGAAACGAGGAACGAATCGAGTTCGTCCCACACCTGCTCCTGCCCGGGATCTCCCCAGAATTGCTGGTACGCAATGAGCCACGATTCCTCCTTGTCGCCCCATCCTTTCACGACCGCTTCGAGCCGATCGCCCTGGACGTCGACACTCGCCGTGAGCAGACCAACTCCGTCCGGGACTTCCGCTTTATACGCCTCGAGTCGGGACTTCAGAGTGAGCGCCTCGATCGCGTCGCCGTCCTCCTCCCACGTTTCGCCAAGCCGGAGATTGATGAACGCCTTCAGCTTCTCGGCATTTTTCTCGCGGTTCGCTTCGTGCCACTCCTGCGCGAGCGCGAACCAATTCTCGCGCCATGGCGAGTAGAGCGCATTGATGTGAAAGCCCACGACCGGACGCCCGGGCATTTCCGCGACCCACGCGCCGGCGTTGAGCATTTGCTGCTTGTAGCGCTCCGGGATTTTTACTTTGCAGCCGGCACAGATGAACGCGACGCTCGCCGGATCGACCTGGTGATCGGCGTTCGTTTCGTAGTGCAACCGATACTCCTTGGTCTCCGGGTCCCTCCACCAAAGCACCTGCATCATTCCGCAGAACGGACACGGGACGTGGAACCTCCGCATGTCGCTTCGCAGGAAGTCGCGCTCGATCGGAGAGATACCTTTCGGCTTTGCCGGCGTCGACCCCTTCACGATCTTAAAATCGGCGTACGCGTCGGTGCGCCGCGTGCCGATGGCGACTGGATCTCCTTCGCCGTCGACGTCGAGCGGGTAGCCGTCCACCTCGTCGAATAGAACAATTGGCACGGGATCCGAGCGGAGCCCGGCGCCGGAGTTCGCTCCGGTCAGCTTCAGGAATCCGCCCGGAAATTCTTTCAGCGCGAGGGTGTTCCCTGCGCGCCTCGAGGTCGGCGGCCGGATTTTCGCGCGCAGCGCAGCGCACGCGTCGATCATGGGAGTGATTCGCTTCTTCCCGTAGTCCTTCGCGTTATCGATGGTCGGCTGAACCATCATGATCGGCTTCGGATCGGCGTCGACGAAATAGCCGATGACGTTATTCAGGACCGCATCCGAGTAGCCCACCTGCGTGGACTTCATGATCGCGACCTCGTGAACGAGCGGGTCAAGAATGCAGTCCATCATTTCGATTTGGAATTTTTCGGGCTTGAACGGACCGGGACGCGACGTCGTGCCCTTCGGGAGAATGCGGTTGCTAATCGCCCACTCCGAGATGGTGATGTCGGGCGGCGGGTCGAAGTGATTCCAAACTCGGGAGACGAGGGACGCGCAGTTAGCCTGCGCGCTTTCGTGTGTTCGTGTTTCCATCCTTGCCTTTGTTCGCGAGGTACGCGAGAGCTTCCTTGATCGCCTTCTCGATCTTGGCCTGAATCATGACTCGCGAGGTTTCGCCCACCAGCTCGGGAGCGAGCCGCGGCGGGATCGACATCATGCGGGCCTTCGTCGTGAGCACCAGATCCGTAAGCATTTGCTCGATGTCCGGGATCGCTACGAGCTGGGAGCGCTCCTTCGCGAGCTCAATCTCACGGAGATCCGCGTCGGCCCGCAGCAACCGAACCCGCTCCTCGCGCTCGCCGGCATACGCGCCGTCGCCCACCGGAACGGATTTCTTTTCGAGAGCCGCCTGCAGGTACCGGATGTACCAGAGCATGCACTTCACGGGATCGTACTGCCCCCGCGCTTCCTTGGGCATGCCCTCCTTGACGAGCTGCTGAACCCGTTGCTCGGTGAGGTTCAGTGCCTGGGCGACGCGGCCAACATCAGCAAGTGGCATCGCGAACTTCCGGGACGATACAGTACGCGAACACTTGGCGGTACTCGGCGGCGCACGGGTCCTCGGGTTCGTCGAGCATCTTGTGGAAGCCAAAAAAACGCTCGCCCCACACGACCACCTCGGGCAGCTTCTGAAACGGCGGGATGGTAACGTCCGCGACATACGCTCCATTGTCCATTGCTAGTCGAATCCTCATCATTGCCGCGCCTCCCGTTTTGCTTTCTTCCCCGTGGCCTGCTCCCAGCGCAGAGCGATGACGTCGCAGAATTTCGGCTCCAGCTCGCACAGGTACGCCGCGCGGCCGAGCTTCTCGCATGAGATGAGCGTCGACCCGAATCCGCCGAAGGGATCGAAAACGATGTCGCCTTTCTTCGTGGAATTTTTCAGCAGCTTGTCCATGAGCGCAACCGGCTTCATGGTGGGGTGCTCTTCGTTCCGTTTCGGCCGTGGGATCTTCAGGACCGTGGTGGAGATTTCCTCGACGGCCATCTTCTCGCCGCGGATTTCAAACCACTGGTCGCCAAGCCTGAGACGGTAGCGATTCGGCTCGACCTGGGTGAGCGGCGCCTCCAGCATGAACTCCGAGATCGTTGTGGACTTGCGGTCGCCGTACCACCTGTGCGAGGCGGTGGGTTTCCATCCGTAGAGAATCGGCTCGTGCTGCCACTGGTAGTCCGACCGGCCGAGCACCAGCGCGTCCTTGCACCAGACGAGGCAGCCGGCAAGCTTGAAACCTGTTTCCTTGAACGCGCCGCGAAAGTTGAGTCCCTCGGTGTCAGCGTGGCAAACATAGATCGCGCCGCCATCCTTCAGCATGCGGAACATCACGCCGTACGCGCGGACGAGGAACTTCCGGAACTTCGAGTCCTCCATGTCGTCGTTCTGAATCTTGCCGGCGCCGCCTTCGTAGTTCACGTTGTACGGAGGGTCGGTGAAGATGGCGTCCGCGCGCGCGCCGGCGAAAAGTTTCTCGATGATGAACGGGTCCGTCGAGTCACCGCAGATGACTCGATGCTTTCCGAGCGTGATGACTTCGCCTGGGAAAGAGGTGGGTTTTTGCGGCGCCGCCGGTACCGCGTCCTCGTCGATGCCTTCGAGCAGTCCGCCATCGCCCATCGATAAGAGCGCGGAGAGCTCGTCCGCATCGAACCCCGTCGCCAGGAGATCGAAGCCCATCTTCGACAAGTCTCCCAACTCAAGCTTCAAGAGATCCTCGTCCCACTCCGCCTCCTGTCCGGATCTGTTATCCGCGAGGCGAAATGCCTTGACCTGCGCGGGAGTGAGACCTGTGGCGACGTGGACCGGGACTTCCTTCATGCCGAGACGGAGCGCGGCGAGCAACCTGGTGTGCCCCGCGATGATTACGCCGTCCTTGTCGACGATGATCGGGACGCGGAATCCGAACTCCTTGATCGATGCCGCTACTTTTTCGACGGCCGCTTCATTTTTTCGTGGGTTCCCCTTGTACGGGGTGATTTTATCGACGGCCCACGCGGAAACTTTCATCTCTGTGCCCACCACGCCTCCAAAACGAAAAAGAAAAACAAAGTCCGTCAAAACTTTTCAGTCGCAAGACATTAATCGCACTCGCCGTCACCCGCCGCCGGCGCCCCCAGGGGGAGGACCCAAACGACACCGCATCAGGTGAAACAAAACGCGGTGTTGCACCCTCTGTCCTCGCCTGCCGAGGCCTCGGCGAAGACCACGTCGTCGAGCGGCACACATGACCCATGCAGGTAGAAGTGTGGATCGATCGCACGCATCTCACGCTCAAGCATGACCGCTGCCACGAAGTCAGCCGGCCAGTTCGTCTTCATGTCCAGCCACTCTTCATCTCCGGCGTTCGGACACATCCAACACGCTGACCGTGGCGGTCGCGGCCATCCAAGAGATTCCAGAAGCGCCAAGCACTCACGGCGCCGGAGCCGCAGATCCCACACGATCGGATAGTAGTGCTGGATCCAGTTTCGATGTGGGTTGCGAACCCGGCGCATCTCGTCAAGCGATATCCCGAACCACAGACGGCACGTCTTCACGCCAATGGAACGAAGCCAACGCTCGATGACGTCGCGCTTCCACGTGCCGGAGCAAAAGTTGCTGAGTTTGCCCTTCGCACTGAGCGTGGTGAAGCCGGGTAGCAGAGGCGAATTCTCGATATCGAACAGCCGAACCTGCGTGAAGGAATCACTGCGTACGCGCTCAACCGATACTCCCGCAGATTTCAATCTCGGATAGATGCAGCCATCGAAGTATTCCCACGTCGCAGATCGCTCCCTACCTGTGTCCACGATCACCGCGAGATCTGGCTTCGCCAGCTTGCCTGAGCAGATTGCCGCGCCGATCGCAGCACTCTGCGTTCCTCCGCCGCAACACCACACTTGCGTTGGATCGCTCACAGCGATGCCGCCTTGTGCAGGACTTCCCCTGAAGCGAGTCGGCTGTCTCTACCTCTCACTTCGGCACCCACCTGACGGACACCTCAAAGTGCCCGAACAGAGTCAGTAATTCCAGGCGACCGCGAACGTCGAACTTACGGTACACGAGTGCAGCATATTCCTTCGCCGTTCTCTCCGTGATGTTCAAAGCGGTTTGAATCTCCTTATTGCTACGTCCAGTCAAGAGCAGCTCGAACACTCGATATTGCTGCGGGGAGAGGTTGACGTTTCTGACCTTGAGCGAGAGCTTTTTCGATAATCGCGCTGCGGTTATCGACGAGCCGCCGAGTTCGATATATTTATCCTCCCAATTCATCCCGCGAGGTGGCCCGCTTTCTGTAGGATCTCGCGAGAAAACTCTTCCGTAAAGATCGTCGCGAACCGTTGACCTATGACCGCGACCATTGCGTCGCGCAGATGCGTGTGGATTGGCAGTCGCGCGGACGCTTTGAATGAATAAATCTCGACCGTATCGGACGAAGTCTTGCCCGTCGCGATGCGCTGGAACACACCGACGTTCGGAATGATGAACGTGTTTTTTTTGCCCTTGTTGCCGATGAAGTTAAGATTTGTGTAGCGAAAAGCGGTTGGCACAGACTGAGAAAATGACGGTCTTGCAGCTTCGCCGGTGAGCGGGATCGCGATACCTTCTCCTGCAATAGGCTCCTTCGTTCCGCCTTCCTCGAGGAACCCGAGCAGCAACGGCGCTCCCTGCACATTCGTATCGACACCGATGATCGCCGTCAGATTGCCCACTTTACTATATTGCAAAATCTTAATGCGATTTAAAATAAATTGCTTCCGAATCGTCAGTTCGCGCTGCATATCCTTGCGACCAGCATCCACCGCTTCCTTTGCGGTTCTCGTGATCGCATTGTTCGTCGCGTATGGAAGCTGGCGAAGAACGGCGGCTGTAAGCTTCACGACCGACTCGATGTCCACGCTAATTTTTATATCCATTTCACCCTCTCAGAAACGCGCGAATTTGGTCGAAGTCCTCGGTGATCAGCGCCGCCATTTTCACCATCAAATCGGGTTCTCGAATTTCGGGCGCGTACACGGCGACTGGCCTGCCGGCTCCGACAGCCCAGCCCATCTCCATGCTGGCGCTCGGACCGCACGGCATCACCATCACCAGAGCCTCGCAGGATCTCAGAGCGTTCATGTCTCGCGCGAATCCACGATTGGCACACTCGTGCTCCAAACCGAGAATATATTCAGTCGGAGACCATGTTTGCCAAGCCGGATCAACCTCTCTCCAGCTGAAACCCTCAGAGGTTCTGAAGTCGTACACTTCATGCCCGTCATCTCGCAGGATTCCCACGACTGCTTGCTGATATGTGTTTCTCCATGAACTCGCAACGTAGATTTTCATTGCCTACTCCTGAACCGATCCGCGACCCGGCAATTTCCCCAATGCGGCTCAAGCGCTTCAACGCCAGCGGTTGTCCGGACGTCGAACGGCATTTTCTTCCCCTTCGGCGTGTTCCACCATTCGATTGGCGCGTTGCAACCGCTGCAGTGGGACAGGTTCAGGAACGAGTAGCCGAAGGACGTGAGATCGTCGCGCCGGTTTGGAATTGGCATTTTCTTTCCCCTAACCAGAGATTTTGAACTTCCGTTCAAGCTGCTTGGCCTGCTCTCGGAGGAACGCCCGGCGCTTTTCGACTTCCGCCTTCGTCATCGCCGGCTTTTCCACCGTGTGAGCCCGGGCGATGGTTTGGAACGCGGTCTTGCTTGTTTCTTCGTTCTTTTCTTCTATAAAGGAATACGACCGCCACTTCTGGCGGGAGGGTCCCGCCACTTTTGGCGGGAGGGTAGTACTAGAACTACTCGGCTTTTCCACAGCTTTTTCACCGACCTTTCCACTGCTGAATTGGACTGGTTCTGGCGGCGGGAACAGCGACGGTTGCATCGGTTTTGCCGGCCACTTTTTTTGATTCAAGACGCGGACTCTCATGCCGTGTTGCGAACTGACGGCGACGCACTCGATGTATCCACGGTCGCGGAGCCGAGCCATCCACCGCTGCAGCGTTCGGAGCGGCGGCGCGTTCTCGAACCGCTCGCTGATCCACGCATAGGTGATGAGCCTGCCGTAGTGGACGCGACCTTCCTCGTTCGTCTGGTGGTCGATGAGGAAGTCGTGGAGGAACACGGCCTTTCCCATCGCACAGATATGTTTGCCGTCCGCGCGTCCCGGAGAGATGGCGACGTAACGAAACTTCGACATCCGAAACCCCTCTCAAGGCAATGCCCTCTTGTTCCGTTCCATCTGCGGACGCAGGTACGCGTCCACATCGAACGCGGACCAGGCGACCATCACCAAGGCGCCGCGAACGTGCTTCGACAGCAAAAATTCGAGCTGTTCGTCGGACGGTTTTCCGGCCGGGCGAATCACCGAACCCGTCCCGTCAATCCACCGCGGCGCTTTGACCTCGATGTAGAGCGAGCGACCTTCCGGCGCGAGCGTCGCCTCCAGGTCCGCAAAACCTTTCGGGATTGCGCGTCCAGTTTTTACGTTCTGAATTCCACAAAGGTTCACGCCTGCCGCCTTCGCCGCGCCCATCATCCGGCCGCGCTGGCGTCTGCCGCCGGCATCGATCGGAATAGCGTCAACGCGATATATTTCGAGCAGCTCGATGATCTGCGCCTGTACAAACGATTCCTTGACGCACTGCATCAGGTAGAGCCACGGGAGACGCTTCGGCTCCTGCCACGGGAATGGAAACGACGCGACTGAGAGCTTCGTCAACCGGTGACCTCTTTGAGAGCCGCATCGCGTGCGGCATTTAACTCAGCCATGGAATCGTGCGAGCCTCCGACGTCAGGATGCCGCTTCGAAGCGAGCATGCGAAAAGCGTTCCTAACCATTTCAGCCGTCACATTTGTGCCCGGGTGAAACTGCAGGACGTCACGCCAAGGCCGCTGTGTCACGATCGATGCCGGGAGCTGCGCGAATCCAGAGAACGCGCGGTCGAGAATTGCGCTGCCGCCGTGCCGTTCGATCGCGCGGAGCGACTCCAGGGTTGCGGCGACGGCCGCGAGGTTATCGGCGACACGGTCGTAGATGTCGATCGGCATGCACTGCTTCTTCCCCGCCTTGCTCGTCCAGTAGACCGTGACGCCGGGATCCTTGGGCTCCCCGCGGTCACTCCGCGGAACGCCGTCAAGCCGCGTCGGAATATTGGTCGAGACGATGCAGGAACCGGCTGGCACCTTGAGCGCGCGCATTTCTCTGTCGATGCGCTGGATTGAGTCCCACACACTCAACTTCTCTTTCCACTTGCCGTTCGTGTTCTCAACGGAGCGACCGAAGGACGCGGAGGTTCGCTGCTTCGTTCGTTTCCATCCCTCCGGCCAGCAAAGCGGATATCGCGTTTCGTCCAAAACTCCCTCCTCTTACCGTGCGATCTTCGGCAATGGCAGTGCGGGCCTGGCGTACGGTCGAGTCTCCATGATCTTTTCTGTCTTCACGTAAAGCCGGTACTCTTTGTGATTCGCGCCCGCGCGCACTCGATGTTGCAGGTCGTGGACGCCGTCCTGGGACAGTTCGACCAGCAACTTCCAGGCGTCGTTTCGCAGGCAGCGAACCCCATCCTTGCGAAGCGCGCGCAAAATTTCGGTCATGGTCTCCCACCGGCCGTGCATCGTCGCGGCGAGCATGTGATTGCGAAGCTGGCCTTTCTGGTCGATCATTCCGGCTCCTTCGGTTGCACGTTGATTTCGCGGAGATCGGCGAGCGACTCCTTCATTCCCTCGAGCGAATTGAGCGCGATGTTCTCGTCGGCGAACCGGACGCAGTTCGCTGCGTAGACACGTCGTGATGGGTCGAGCCGCGTGAGGATCCGCCGCACGCGCGTACTCTCGGCCCGGAGTTCGACGATGATGTTCGGCATGGGTCACTCCCTCTATCGAATAACGAATGGTCCGAACGACGCCAGCCAGAGCAGGATG